GCGAGTGGGATTTGTTTAAACCGTATCTGCGAACATTTACCAACAAAGACCTAGAAATCCTGCATGGTCCTGTGTGCAGCCTCAGCGAAATGGCCCGTAAAAAATCAAAACGTAAAAGTATTACCCTGGTACGCCGGATTGATTGAGCAGGTTCATATGCAAGGCTACCAAAGCCGCATACGAAATGGCATGACTTTTCTTGAACACAAATCCTCGGCTGTCATCCCCGTCCCACACTGATTCAAACACTGTAGACCAGTCTTTGTTTTGCAGATGTGCCTTGCCAGGCCTGATAATTGATATAAATGCTGCCATCCTGGGTATGCTGTCGGGGCGCATGGTTCGTAATAGTTCTGTGTAGTTGCCCACGTGTACCAATTGACTGGCCCAATCTGGATCAGTCCACAATCGACTCCACGGCGGAGTCTGGTTTAACAATCGATCATATTGTTCTTGAGTTTTGATCAATTGATATACCGACATGTTTAATAGGTCTATCTTGAAATAGCCTAATTGTTCAGCAGTTTCATAGTCTATGGTTGCACAGGCATTGATGGGATCCTTTGGAATGTCAGTGACATACACTCCTGAGTTGTGTCTGCGTACCTGACCATTGGCTTCCTGCCGAGCCGGCGTGGCCTGGACCAGACGCAGTAGTTGATCTCTGTCAGCCAAATCAATATCGATATCTGCACTCATAATATGATTATATTAATTTATGTAACAACAGTCAAGTGATATGTTTCGAAAGTATATTATCAAACGATTTCACAGCCAAACTGTCGCAGGAACAGGTTAGAAAATTTATCTTATTTTCTTGTGTCAGTTGTTTGAACAAGTCAGATTCAAACACTTGTGGATTGTCGTATAACCATTTTACAGCGCCTATCAATTTTTTGTAACGAAGACGGTGATTCTCCTCCTGATCAAAATCTTGATATTCTGGAGGCAATAGATTCCATGCTGTGTAAAAACCTAGTTGATTATAATATTTGTTAACGCCGGCTCCTGCTACCGGCATGGGCAAGCTTCCGCTGTAAAAACACTTGATAGCTTTTTCAGTCAGACACAACTCATGATTGACCCAACTGGTATCAGGAAAAACCACACAGGCATTTTCAAAATACAAAGGCAATACAAAATAACCCGAAAATACTAATCCAAACTTATCTTGTATTCCTACCTTTACTGAAAGACTGTAATAATTTTTTTTGTTATCGACATTTGTCACTGCAGCATATTTGTTGTTGAGCCATTGTTTAAAGTCAGTGTCTTCTTGAGATTCCCACTGACAGTCTTTTAATTTTGTTTTATCAACGCTGATTGTTGGATGAATTTTTAACTCAGGAAGGGCGTTTGTTAATTCATCAAAAAAGAACTGTCTGTTGGGCCGATTACTTCCGATTATCGCAATCATTGAATTGGACCTGGGCAGTTTATCAAACTTTTGATTTTCAAAATACTGAGGATAAAAATGTCTGGTCCAATAATCTCGACAAGTTTGCACATTGTGAGGGAACCAAATAACTTTTTGTTTGAGTGGATGTTGATCACCAAGCCAGGCATTGGAAATAAGATACACATGATCATGCGACAACAGTTCTTTGATCAAAGGACTAGCAACTTCGATGGGTTCCCCGCCGTTACAAATCAAAACAAGATCATACTTTTCTAAAACATCTGACGATATTTTTTTTGGCATGTATGCACAATAGATACTTAGATCATAATCATGCACGTTTTCAACTTGATCAAAAATATATTCATAGTTGTGAACGTAATTGTCAAGTTTGCTCTGTCTGTAGGCATGCCAGGCATCTAATATCTGATGTCCTATGCCCTGTGAAATTTGAGAAACAACGATTTTCATTGAAACTTTAAATCAAGGTATTGTTGTAAGGAAAAAATTTCTTGTCCTTTGTAAACTGCTCCAGTCTTAGGAGGATAACACAAGGCTCTTATAAAACGATCTACTTGCTGATCAGTCCAGTCATCTCGGATGATACCATCAAAAGGCATGGTTTTGTTATAGTATGTGCCCAGTGCGTCAGGAGCTATTCCAGGATTATTTGCGTTGTCGATTACCTTGTCAAGATTACTTATAGCATGATTGATCAACTGATGATTTAAACTAAAAGCAGTATCGTTTGATTGTATTTCAAATTTTTTTTGTAGTATTATATTGCCGCTGTCAAATTTGTCATTCATGTGATGCCAGGTGTATCCGCAGTGTGTGTCATTATTAATAATGTTCCAACTGACTATCCATCGTCCACGACTTTGTTGTATAATACCAGTGTGTAAATTTATCAGCGGCGCTTGTATGGTTTCTAAAATATTTTTTGGTATCAAATATGGCACACCTCCTAAGTTTAACAACAAACTTATTTGATTGTTCTTTACAAAATGTTTCAGTTGTTCTGAATCATTGATTGTATGCACATTGATTTGATATCTTTTACAAAAATTTAATAAAATAGTTTTGTCTTGACCTGGAGTCAAGACAGAAATTTGTTCCGGTCGAAATCTTAGTTCAAACAATTTACAAATCATTTGAACAGCATTTGTTCCAACTGAACTCACTACTATGTTTTTGAATTTTGTTACCATCCTGCCTTTTCCAAAATTTCTTTTACATACTCTTGATCGGCCACATAATCTGCAAACTTCTTCATCCATATGTCTGAATCAATATAGGGCCAGACCATGGCGATCTGTGTGTTGTCTAGTTCTCGCAAGAATTTCTGACCACTGTCACAGTTATACACGATCCAGGCACTGATCCTACCTGTTGTGACAGCATAGACCATGGCATTGGTATTGCCATAGCGCAGACAATCTTCGGCAGGATTCCCAGTGTCTTCGCTCCAGGTAATACCAAACTCCATGGCACGAGCCAAGGCATCGTTGACATTTTCAGTCCGCAGGTATTCCGTCAGGTATTCAGTGTACATGGTATCACGTGCCCAGTGATCAATCTTTTTGTTGTTCTTTAGCAACCATTCCATGAACCTGGCTGGATTGATAGCCCGAATCGCCACACAGTAGCGGCCGAACTTGACAAAGGCTCTGTAATAAGGACTGGCTGCAAAGTCTTCAAAGGTTTTTAACCGGGCCGAGCCCTGGGTCATTTCATAGAATTTCAAGTAGGCCTGCAGGCCCAATTGCACTCCACGCTCATCCTGTTCTTGGAATCGTCGTTTGGGTTCACACATGTGCACCTCAAGACTGGTTTCTTTTACAAAACTTCGACGACAATATCTACATTCATGCATTACTTGTCACGACCTAGTTCTTTGAGATAGGTGTCTAGTTCTTTTTTTGTGGTTACAGTTGACAACACATCCAGCTCGTCCTGTTTGAGATTTGGAAAAAGTTCTGCCAACTGTTTTCGCATGGCTGATGTACTACCTTCTTTTTTCTTGGGGGCGATCCATTGATGTCTATGAGTTCCCATGTCAGGACTTACGGTGGTCGCACACAACCACTGCAATTTGGGATGTCGATTGATAGCAAAAAAATGTTTGTTGAGGCGTTCGTTACAACTGATCAAATAAAATTCTTGCAAATCTCTGGACCCTTGCACTGCTGAGCCCCAGCGTATCATGAGATAGTTGGAAAATTTCTTGCGTTCTTCATCAGTGAGTTCGTCATAGAATCGACGATTCTTGCGATCAAACTGTGTCATCTCATTTTGTATGCTCAGCTTGTCCATTACCAGGCCTTGTTGTAATCTAACACTTCACAGTTGCGGCTAATATCTTTGACAAAGTACACACATTCGGGTAGTTTGTCGTTGCCAACAGGTACACACAATAACTGTCCATTTTTGAGCTTGGGTGCATACCAGGTCACTTCTTGATACACATCAATGATTTCGATGTCTAAAAAACTGGGACGAAAACTAGAAAGAGGATTGAATTGAAATGCCTTGAACCCTCGATCATTGATGGCTGTGAGTGGCAATACTTCCAGATCACCTAGATCAGGTTCGCCGATCAAGATTTGCCAGTCCACAGGCATTTTGATTCTGTGTTCTCCTATGCGCAGTACCAGGGCCGGCGCGGTGAAACTTTCCAAGAAGATCAAAGGTATGTAATGATAATCTGGATCAGCAGGGTTGCTGTTGTCCAGGATGGCAAATCGCATGTCATCTACTTCTTCGGGCAAATGATCTAGATCAAATGGTTGATTATCTAGTGTAAGTATTCTCATATTGTTATTATAGCACAAACATACTCAAGATCAACCTTTATTTCCAATTTAATTTCTCTTGAGTAAATGGATAGTTGGCTTCTCGGTAGTAGGCTTTGCGTTTGGTCAAATGCCGTTTGGCAAATCTACAGGTTGAAGTCACGTCCCAGATCTGTACGTGGTCTTTATCCTCAGCTTTCCTGATGCCACGACCAATACTTTGTATCACCCGCACAAAGGACTTACCTGGTTCAATGAGCACCAGGTTAAAGATCCTGGGTATGTTGATTCCTACCGCGGCCACACCATAGGTGGCCACGATGATCTTGCCATCGGCCACGGCCACTTCGTCATACTCATCTTGCCGGTCTTTGGCTTTGGTCGCACCCGACACAAACACTGCATCCGCCAACTGATCTACCAGAGCTTGTCCTGCTGCGATGCGATCCACCAAGACAAGAGTGTTGCCTGTGGCGTTGACTTGCCTGACTAGATCTGCGATGGTCTTCAATCTATCAGGTTCTTCCAACAAGTATTTGAGCTCGCTTTGGTAATTGGTGAACTCAGCATGGTCTTCCAACTGCACGATGTTGACATGGCATTGTGCTAACACACCTTGGCTTTGTAGTTCACTAGCACTGAGCTTGCTGATCACTGGACCTAGACTCACAAGTAGTGCCACGCTTTCAAACTTTTCTTTGGGTATGGTTCCTGTGAGTCCCCAGCGTATGGGTATGCGACTCATGATACCTGTCAGCAAGGTCTTTAAGGCATCGGCCTTGGCCATGTGGACTTCATCTACTATGACACACACCACGCCTTCTATGAATTCACCTATGGTGCAATCATCTTCTGTGACACCATTCTTGGTATTTTTAAGCAGAATATTTAGGCTTTGCCAGGTGCATATGGTGTGTTGGCACCCCCACTCTTTGCGGTCACCAAAATACACGCCCACGTCCAGGCCCATGTTGACATAGTCTTTTTCTGTTTGTGTGACCAGACTCTTGTTGGGAACGATCACTATGGAGCGACCATACTGCGTCACAGCATCACTGAGAGCCGCGGTCATTACAGTCTTGCCTGCACCTGTGGCTACCTCTTGCAGGCACTGTGGATTGGCCAGGAAGTTGTTGATGATCTCTACTTGATAATCTCTCAGCTTCATGGGTTCGCCTGCAACCGGATGACCCTTGGGCCAGGCTATGTGAGCATATGAATCTTCTGTGACTTGTCGGAACTCAAACTGTGTGCTGTACTCTCTTTGATCATCCACATCGATGTCATAGTTGAACTTTTCCAAGATGGGTATGATTTCAGGCAACAAGTTCACATAAGTGCTGCCGCCTAATTGAAAGTAACTGACCTTGCCATCCCAACGGCCCAATCTCACAGCCGGCAGATATCTGGCATAAGGCACATCATATTTAAATGCGTTTACAAGACTTCTACGAGCGTCCAGTTCAAGACCTTCAATCTTGATATTGACTTCATCACGTATGACTATGGTAGCTGTTTTCATATGTAATCGGCTAGTTCTGGGAAGATTTGTCTAAAATCTAATTTGCGATATTGGTCATGAGTTTTTACAAAATGTTGAAACTCAGAAAATTTTTGTGAATCATCGGAGGCCTGCAACAGATCGGCCCAGGCACGTATGTTAGTATAAC